ACAAATAGAACAAGAATATTTATACCAAGTAAGATACATGATAATCCTACACTTATGCGCGAGGACCCAGGATATATGGACATGTTAAAAGGTTTACCAGAAGAATTGCGCCGCGCATGGCTAGATGGTGATTGGGATGTCTACTATGGACAATATTTTAGCCAGTGGCGATATGATGTGCATGTTGTTGAACCATTTAAGATTCCTAGTACCTGGTACAAGTTTAGAGGCATAGACTATGGATATAAAGCACCATTTGCAACATGTTGGTTAGCTGTAAGCCCCAAAGGCGATGTTTATCTATACAAGGAGTACTATGTGGCCGAAATGGAACTATCTGGTCATATAGATGCAATTAACGCTATTAGTGGCGATGATGACTATAGGATGACTTTAGGTGACCCCAGTATGTGGATTCGTAATCCGCAAAATATGAATAAGTCAGATGGTGTTGCTGGGTCCCATATGGCAATAGCAGATTTGTTACGAAAAGGTGGGATAAATGCAATAAAAGCTAATAATAACCGCTTGAATGGTTGGAACCTTCTGCGCGTGTATCTAAAATGGGATGAAGAAACGCCACCTAAGTTTTTTGTTTTCAAGACTTGTAGGAAATTCATCGAGACAATTCCGATGCTTGTTCATGACATTAGGCGGCCAGAAGATTTAGATACAACTGGACCTGACCATCTTTTGGATTCTGTCAGATATGCCATGATGGCGATAGGTAAACCAGAGGAAGAAGAAGCCAAACCATGGATACAAAAACTGATGCAAAAGTTCGAAAGTCAAAAAGTAGAAGTGCCAGGGTTACGAGGGTAATAGAAAAATATGATTTTGCTACTAATGAATGGTTTAGGGTTGAAATTACAGAAGATGACGAACTTAATGAAATGGATGCGGATGTTCGTGAGGCATATATGGATATTATTACCACAGCTAGTGGCTTAAGTGATTTAAAGCAGTCAGGAGATTAGATGGAATACAAGCCCAGTCAAGAAGAGCGAGATTTAATCAAAAAAGTTAATGGTATGATGGATTCCGCTAAAAGGGCTAGACGTAAAACTAGTCAGTTATGGCGCGAATCAGAAAAGTTATATATGGGTGAACATTGGGAAGGCTTATCCATGCCAGAATATAAAAACCAGTTAACCTTAGACATGATAGCTAATGTTATTGATACCCAGATACCGATTATGTCATCTCAGCCTCCGAAGATTGATGTTATCCCAGTGGGTGCTTCAGATGAGTCTAAATTCGTTGCCAACACTTTACAAGCGCAAATAGATGATTTGTGGTATATGCGCGATATGGCAACATTGGTTCCAGAATGGCTCACAGACTATCTTGTCTATGGTACTGGTATCGTTAAGCTAAACTGGAACATGCATGATGATTTACCTGATTGCGATATAGTGGACCCATTTAGTTTTTATGTTAATCCTAGCGCTACAAAATTAGAAAACGCTTCCTGGATTATCCACATGGCCCCAAGGCCAATGTATGAAATACAAGAATTATTTCCCGAAAAGGGACATTTAGTAAAGCCGATGGGTAAACTATCGGAACATGAAGCCTTAAAAATCACTGAAGTAAGACAAGGTGATAAAGCACTTATCCAGGTAACTGATTCACATGGGACAGAGACTAATTACTTTGAAGGTGAAACTGAGGCTATGCAAAATTTGGAAGAACGGGCCTTACTGGTTGAAGTGTATATGAGAGACGGAAGTGTCGAGTATACAGATGAAGATTCTGATAAATCGAAGGTTGGCAAACCAAAATATCCAGGTGGGCTACGAAAGATTTGCATGGCAAACGACATCATACTATACGATGGGCCTAGTCGGTATCAGTTCCTGGATAAAATGAATAGATGTCCTTATCCATTCCCTTATGTAGTTCTTAAAAATGGTGGTAGCGCACATTCGTTTTGGGGTAAACCTGAACCGAAAAGATTAAAGAGTATTAATCTAGCGTTAGACCGAATTGCATCTCAGGTTATGGATAATGTACATCTAATCGCTAACCCAATGTTTGTTGTGGATGAAACAGCAGATGTGCAAGACCAAATCAATAATAAACCTGGTTCTGTGATTCGTAAGCGAGGTCCTGGACAAGTAAGTATGTTGCAACCAGCATCAATACCAGGATATGTTTTTAACTTTTACCAACTGCTGGTAGATATGTTTGAAACTGTTTCAGGCGTAAATAAAGCTACAATGGGAAAGCAAGAACCTAATGTAACTAGCGGAGTACAAGCACAAGTATATAGAACGGCTTCTACATCTAAAATTGACTTTAAAGCTAGACAGCTTGATAGTGCAATGCAGATACTAGGTCAAATGTGGATCGCAATGATTAAAAACATGGGAAGTGAAACACATAGCCTATCAATGAAAGATGCAGAGGGTAATCAAGCTGAAGTTTTATATCAAGGTATGGAATTTGCCGACATTGACCAAATGGTAAGAGCTAGGGTTGGTAGTATGTTACCTGACAATAGAACGTATGTAGAAGAAAAAATATTGTCACTAGCACAAGCTGGATTGATTCAGGATCCTGAATATATCCTGGAAAATATGCAATTACCTGGCATTGAAAGATTAATTAATCAAATGAGAGAAGCTAAGCAAAAGCAACAAGCTGGCCCTGAACAATTTGAAGGTATGTCTGAGGATGAGATATTTAAACAATTGCAATCTAATCCACAATTAGCACAGCAAATGGGAGCGATGGGTAATGAGCCAGGCATGGACTAAAAAGGAAGGTCAGTCTAAATCAGGTGGCCTTAATGCTAAAGGTCGTGCCAGTTATAATCGTGCCACTGGGGGTAATCTAAAAGCACCAGTAACAAAGAAAAATCCCAAAGGTGATGCTAAGAAAAGAAGAAAAAGTTTTTGCGCTAGAATGTGCGGAATGAAGAAAAGGTTAACATCTGCTAAAACGGCTAGGGATCCAAATAGTAGAATAAATAAAGCATTAAGAAAATGGAGATGTAAGTGTGGCTAAAGCATTTTGGAATAAAAAGAATCCTAAAAAGAAATCATCAAAATTAACACCAGCGCAGATAGCCTGGGCAAAAGCGTATAGTAAGAAAAAGGGATGGAAATATCCAAACCTGGTCGCAAACGCTATGGCACCTAAACATGCATAACAAAGAGAAGTATATGGACATGCTTAAAAAGCATAGGAAACACCATACTTCTAAGCATATGAAAGTGATGAAAGCATTAATTAATCGTGGTATGTCATTTGATAAAGCACATAAAACTGCAATGAAGCAAGTGGGGAAATGATGAGTAAAAAGAAAAGTTATCTAAAAAAATTAAAAGAAAAGCGTAAGCAAAAAACAGATGCCATTTATAGAAATGTTGGTGGTAGTGAAATAATGTCTACAAAGCGTAGAGGTAAGGTAATTGATGTAAGTAGAAATGTAGTTACTAGAAAAGATGGTGCAAAAGGTGCAACTAAGCAAGTTAATGTAAAAAATCCTATTACTGGCAAAACTGTATATATGAAAGCTACGTCTTATTCCACATCTGAAAAGGATGAAAAAGGTAAGAAAAAAGTATTACGAGTCAAAAAGGGTAAAGGTGCAAAGCAAGATGAGAAAAATATAAAAAAAGCTAGGGCAAAAAGAAGAATTAAAAAGATAGAGAAAAAAGTTCGTAAATCACTTGCTAGGAAATACAACTAATGTCAAAAAAAGCTTATTTAGAAAAATTAAAAAAAATTGTAAAACCAGCTAAGAGATTTGCAAAAGCAGTAGTTGATGCAAACCCAGCTGTTAAGGCTAAGCGAAAACTGAAAAAGCGACTAAAGTTTGCTAAAGAAAAGAAAATAAGGTCGATGATTCCATATGATAATAAGAAGGATCCAGCACCTGAAAAAAGGGTAAAAAAAGATACATATGCTATGGATAGCAAAGATAATCCTTTACCCCTAGATAAAAAGAAGAAGCGTAAAATGAAATATCGTGTAGGTCCTATGCCACTAGGTAAACGTAAAAAGTACAAAAGATGAAATATGTTAAAGCTAAAAAAGCCAAAAAAAAGTCTAAGAAAAAAGCAAAAGCAAAAGTAGTAAAGAAATCTAAGTATTAGGGTTTTGATACTTTTACAAACAAAGTAAAAATTTAAATCAATAAATAGGAGAATCTATGTCAGAAGAATATAAGACTAGCTATTCAGGCGTTACGTTAAGTAATGATGAAATGGCCAGTTTAGTTACTGATGAGTCACCTATTGAGAATCAGGGCGAGTCACCAGCCCCAGTTGCAGATGTCGATGTGGACCAATCAAGTCAACTAGAAGAGGTGTCAACCGAAGGTCAGGATGACCATGTGGAAATCGAGAGTTTGGAATTAGATGGTAATGAGTATGATATGGAAACGATTAGCCAAGCCCTTGAAGCATATAATAATAGAAGCGATTGGCAGAAGTCGAATACAGAAAAAGCGCAAGAAATAAGTGCTGAACGAAAAGCTTTTGAAGCTGAATCTAAGGTATGGAAAGACTTGCAAAATGATGAGAATGCTATTGAAGCCCTTCGTGAAATATTAGATGCTGACCATCCCATTTTTAATCCTGGCAAAGCGGAAGAGTTACAAACTCAGGACACGAAGGATCCCGATAGGATCCAGGAGTTGGAAGATAAGTTAGAGGAGTTTCAGCGAGAGAGAGAAGAGGAACTTGAAGTCATGGAAGCCGACAAACAAGTTACTAGCGACCTTGCTACACTCCAACAAAATCATCCCGAACTTCAAGACCAAGATTTAATGGATGAAGTCATTACGACTGCCATTGAAAAAGGCTTTACTGGTATTGATGGTTTAGAGGATGCATTTGTTTTAGCTTATCATACATCAGCTGAAGATAGTGCTTTTAAGACCGCAGTAAATAGAGCTAGAAATGCAAAAGCTATGAAAAGCATACCTGAACCTGAAGGTGCAGTAAAGGGAATCCATGAGGAGCCAGTTACTAAACCCAAAGACTACAGAGATGCTAGGGCCGATGCATTAAAGAACTATAATTTTTTTGAATAATAAATTAAAGGAAAATGAACAATGTCACTTTCAATTGATAGTTTAACAGCTGTTACTCGTGATAAATTCATTCCAGTTCTTGTTGATAACATCTTTAATTCAAATATTTTGACATTTAAGATGTTGCAAAACTCTGAACCAACAGCCAGTGGTAACAAAGTACTTCAGCCTATTGAATATGCTAAGTCAGGTGCCAAAGGTTTTTACAATGGTTATGATGTATTAGATACTTCTCCACAAGAGTTGTTTACTGATGCTTCTTACGATTGGGTCCAGTGTCATGCTTCTATTACTTACTCAGGTAGGGAAGAAGCCTTGAACTCAGGAGCGGAACGAGTAATAGACCTTATCTCTGCAAAGGTTAAAAATGCAGAAAAATCACTAAAAGACCTTTTTGGTACTCAGTTATATGGTTCCGAAAGTGGTAGTGGAAGCGGATTTCTCGGATTACAGCATATAATTAATGTTGATAGAGATTTAGGCGGTATTGATAGTACTACTTACACATGGTGGGATGCTAACGTAAAAGATGCCTATGCAACTGGTACAACTAAGTACACCTACGCTGAATTAGTTAGTGCAATCCAGGGAGAAATCAGAGAAATGTATGGTAAGTGTTCAATTGATAATGATAAGCCTGATGTCATCGTAACTACTCAAGTTATTTTCGATGCATATGAGGAATCATTACAAGCACAAAAGCGATTTGGTGCAAGTTCTTCATCTTTAGCAGATGCTGGATTTGACAATCTTCTCTACAGAGGAACGCCAATTGTTGTTGATGACCACTGTCCTGATGGAATGATGTTTTTCTTGAATACTAAGTATCTCAAGTTCAGACATCACGCTTCTCGTAATTTTGCTTTCCAAGGTTTTAACAAACCAGTAAACCAGGATGCTTCTGTAGCACACATTTACTGGCTTGGTGCCTTGACAGCAAGTAACCCAAGAATGTTAGGTAGACTTAATCAGTTACCTACTTCTTACAGTTAAAGGGGTTAATTATGGCAATATCACAAAGTAGTGGTGATAGAGGTATGAAGTCAGTTGGCGCAGATCAGAAGGATGGAAGTCTTTTTGTAATACCAATGGGTGGAATCAATGTAATAACTGGTTCAGGCGCACCAGTAGCTGGTGATGCTAAAGCAAGTCCTAAAGGCAGTATATATGTCGATGGGGGTGCTGGAAAAGCATACATCAAAACTAGTGCAAGTGGTGTCAACTCAGTATGGGTTGTCATTGGCGCACAAACAGCTTAACCGCTAATCACATAAAATAGAGATAATCCCTGGTCCTTATGGGCCAGGGAACTCTTACAGAATATGACAAGAACTCAAATGCACACAAAGCTAGGACTTCGATTGGAAGATACTGGCTCAACAAATTTTACAGCAGATACAAAAGATAGCGCATTAAATACAGCGCAGATGATGTTAGCTAATTTTTTACATGAAGCATATCTAACTGAATTAGAGTTTAAAGACACTGTTTCTCTTACTGGGACCAGTGGCTTAATAACATTGGGTGGTGCTGGAAGTGCAAATAATTCAAATTCTGTACCGATCAGAAATAGTATTAGAGCGTTACAATTAGTCACTGGTGGAGTTTATAGATATGCAATAAGAATTCCATTCGAAGATGCAAAAAAATTAGAG